TTTTCGATGAAATCGCGCGCAGCGTCTTTGTTGATCGGCTGCACGCCGACGTAGCCAAGCGATCCTTGCGGCATATTTAGTCTCCTGTCTGAATTTAGCCTCTGGCCTAACAGGCGCTAACTACGCCGACACGATCGGGAGGATGTTGTCGCCGTTGATGATCTTCGATCCCATGATCGAATACCACCCGAGCGAGTGCTTGCGGCCGAAGTCCTCGACGCCGTTGTCCCTCATCTCGACGGGCAGGCCCACAGCCCATGCGTAGCTGTTGTCGCCCATGAGGCACGCTTTGTACAGGTTGATGCTGCCGGCGCCGGCGCCCACCAGGGTGGCGTCGTAGGCGGGATCGTTGGACAGCACTGCCCCGTTGTTCATGTGGCCCGTGCCGACAAAGCGTACGTCGTCGAATCGGCCAAGCTCCCCGCGGAACAGTTGTTCGGTCGCTCCGTACGAGGACGCCGAAACCCACTCGGGATCGCGCTTCAGGCTGGAGGCCTGATGCGGGTGAACAAAGCAGGCGAAGAAATCGCCGTTGAACTTGGGAACGTTCAACGTGTACAGACGTTCGACGCCGGCGCGGATGTCGTCCATGCGGATCGGCTGCGAGACGTTCGTCAGCGGCCAGGCCCCGCCGGAGCCGATGGTGTTGGCGGAAGCCAGCACGGCATTGCGCAGCATCAGGTCGGTGACACGGGCGTAATCGCGGCCCAACTGGTACGCGGCTTCCGTGAGGACGTCGTCGTACGAAGACTGAAGCAGCAGTTCCGAGATTGCAACCGCGTTGCCGTACTCGGTGACGGTTACGAACACCTGCGATGCCGTCATCGCTTGGGTGGTCATGTTGACGCCTTCGGTCAAGGGACCGCCGAGCGCCAGGTTCTCATAAATGGTGAAGTAGATGGTCAAGCCCGGCTGGCGGGTCAACTCGTCTTTGATCACCGCGAATTGCTCGAACCGCATCGCGGGCAACGCCCGGTGCTGGATCTCGCGCGAATAAACATTCAAAATCGCCTGCGGCAGACCGGTAACCGCACCGGACGTGGCAGTGCCTGTGAGTGCCATACGTTAGCTCCTAAAGTCAAAATCGCTTACTCAGCGGTTCTTCATTGGGAGCCCTGCGTCTGCAAAGATCTTAGCCTTGATGTCACCTTTTTTCTGATCCCACTCTTGGGGGCTCATGCGCCTCCAAGAACTGATACCGCCAGCTACGTCACCAGCTGCACTTGCCGAACTTTCGCTACCCGGTACTACGGGTCTTGGCAGAGCTTCACGAAGTGGCGCCCCAAGCCTGTCCGATGCGGTCGTTTCCCCTAACCCTCGAATTTCCTGATACCTCTGACGCGACCTTTCGAAGTTGGCCTGTAGCTCCTCGGGTGTGTTTCCGGTCACCAATTCCGGGATCACCTCGTAATCGTCCTTGACTACCTCGGTGCCGTCCGCCCCGCGGGTCTTCACCTTGATTTTCACGGTCGATAGGAGAGCCTCTTTGCGCGCATCGAGCTGATCCTTCTTGCGCGTCTCCTCAAAACTTTTCTTCTGGTTTTCCAGAGCGTCGTCAATGGCCTTGGAGAACTGCTCCGTCATGCCGTTGATTTTCTTTTCCGTATCAGCGATCTTCTGCTCCAACGATTGAGCGCGCCGGCTTCCCTCTTCGGCGGCCGCTAGGGACGCCTTCAGGTCGGCCAGGTCGCGATCCTTCTTCTGCAGATCCTGTTTTAAACGGTCGATATCGGGGTAGAGCTTGGCCTTCTCTTCCCGTCTGGCGTCTGCTAGACGCTTTTCCAACTCCTCTGCGGTGATGGTTCCGTTACCGGCTGAAGCATGACTCCTCGAACCACCGTTTCCCGCCCCTGAACCTGTTCCTTCTCCTGCCTCCTCGCGGAGGATGCCCATCGGATATTTCATCTATCGTCTCCAGAAAAATGTCGAGCCGCGGACTAGGTAGTGCGCGGATCGGTGTTCACGCGGACCAGAGCGTCCGGGTCCAGCGAGTTGTCGGTAGCGCGCGGGACGGCGTCGGCCCGATACCCGGTCTTGCGCTGCGATTTGCTGGCGCCAGCTTCCACGCCAACACCGCGGGTATTGAGCGTGCTCCCGGGCTGCGGATTGACTGCTTTCTGCATAGTGCCTCCTCTGTTTAACTACAACACTGTGATCAAAAACGCAACTCCATCCTACCACCTATGTACCGGTGGCCTGTGCATTGGCTTTCTTCTCAGCCTGGCGGGAGTTGCTTTCGGCGGCGCCGGTGGGGGTCTGTTTCGAGGGTGCAGGAGGCTGCACTTTGGCCTTTCCCTTGGCATCGGCCTCGGCCATGATTTCGGTCTGCGTCTGCAACTCCTCGTCGGCCTCGTCCAGCAGCTCCTGCGCGTCGTTGACCTCCAACTCGGCGGGCGCGATGTCGTTGTGAATGCACTCGCGGAGGATCCGGATGCGCGCCAGCAGTTTCATCTGCTGCATTTTGGAAAGCTCGTCCAGCTTCATCTGCTTGTCGCGCGGCAGGGGGTCCGGCCACTTCACGCCGCTGTAGTACGGCATGGGCCGGCCATATGCTTTGTACTGGCCCAAGATCTCCTTGATCTTGAGGATGTGGTAGTTCACGCGCTGGATGCCCGGCCCGTACGTGAGCCGCTTCTTCTTCATGTGCTCCAGGATCGGTGCGAACTGGATGGCGAGGGCCACGCCGGTGGTGTTCGAGATCGCGACGTCGCCGCCGAAAATCACTTTCGGCATGGAGCCCAACTGGAACAGGGTGTCCTTCAGGTTGGCCAGATACTCCCTGGCGGCCGACAGATCGCCGGACAGTTGCAGATTCTCCACCTTGGCGTCTTTCGGCAGGCCGGACCAGGTCTTGCGCGCGCCCTTCTGCAGCGTCGACGCCTTGGCGCCGAAAATCACCGTGACCGGCGCCGCGTGGTAATTGATGATGTCGCCAAGGTCGGTGATCTTCTCGTTGAACTCGCGGTTGATGTCCACGATCTGGCCGATGTCGGACATCCCCCAAAACTCCGTTCCCACCATCGCGTTCTTGATGTGCGTGAACGGAATCTCGTTAAGCAGGTTCGGTTTCGAGTTGGCGATCGGCACGCCGTCGCGCAGCTCCCACACCTCCCGCTTGGTCCAGTATTGCCCGGCGACATAGGTGCGCACCCGGACGCGGCCATATGCGTTGGACACCGTCTCGGATTCCGGCCACTGCACCAGCAGGCCGGAGTACCCGCGATCGGAGTTCTTGAAGAAAACGGGGAAAACGAATTCACTCGGAAAGACGGTGATCTTGACGCGATCGCCGTAAATGGCGTCGTTGTCGATGCCTACGTTGATCCACAGGTCGCCGGTGATTCCCCCAACCTGGCCCATCTGGAAAGCCAGCCCTTCGATGTCGTTTTTCTGCCACTCCTCGTTCAACAGGTCCTCGGCCTGTGAGAACGTTTTCCCGCTGAAATTGGCATGGATCGTGAACTGGTTGCCCATCAAATACTGGCAGTGCTTGTCCACGAACAGCTGCACGAAATTGGCGGTGGTGACCGGCTCTCCGGCTTCGGGAACGTAATTCCAGTGGTTGCCCTTGTAGAAATTCCAGAGCCGGCCGTACTGCAGAATCCGGGCCGCGTTCTGGTGCCAGATGTCAATTTCGTGCCCGGAAGTGACCGGGTAGTCACGATTCACGCGGTTCAGCGTGAATCGGACCATATCAGATGTGGACATTTAGCTCCTCATTGCCCGTACCCTGCATGCCCGCCAGGCTTCCCCGTCAGTACGGTCGATCCGCTCTCGAAGACCTCTCGTGGCGGACCAATGACGATGCCCTTGTTCGGAATCACCTGGCGGGCGCGGTCATCGTGAATATCGTAGATATCCGACTTTTTCTCGGCTGTGACTTCCAGGCGCTGCCCCAAATACTTTTCGCACCAGTCCTCGATTTCCCTGCGCATGTCCTCCACGTGTTCGTGCGAAGAAGACACCCGCGCGGTGAAGATGCGGACTTCGTCTCCGTCCGCCAGCCACCTCTTCACCTGATCCAACATTTCCGGCACTGGTGGCCCTAGCGCCTTCCCGCCTGTGTGGACAGCAAGGGTTGCATCGAAATCGACGGCGTGAACGTGCTTCATACTCTCACTAGCGTTGGCTGCGCCAGCAGCGCGTAATGGATTTTGCTCCAAATGTTCTCCCACCGGTACTGCTGGCGGAAAAACGTTTTCGCTCTGAGCGCATGATCGGAATCCATCGTGTGGATGATGATGCGCGCCATGTCGCGGAAAAACTTGATCTTGTCGTCGTACTTCAAATCCTGCTGATAGCTGCCGAACGTGAAGTGCAAGGCGTTGCCGGATCCCGCCACTTCCTGGAACATGGGCAGGTTCTGGTTCAACACCAGAAGTTGCCCGTTCAACGCGGCCTCCGCCACGCAATAGCCGAACGATTCCGACTTCGACGGACAAATAAAAAGGTTGGCGATCTGCATCAGGTCCTGAACCACATCCTGCGAGACGCCTACTTCATGCTCCGGCGCGAACCGGCTGGTGAAAACCACTTCCGTGTCGGTGAGGCCCTGATCGAACGCGTGGTTGATCAGGAACTTCACATCCTTGCGGCGCTCGTCCGTGGTGCACCAGGCATTGCAGAAGATGACCCGGACCGTCTTGCCGGCACGCTTCAGCTGGCCGAATACTTCGAGCACTTCCAGGCAGCCCTTGGCTTCGAAGCGATCGGTGGGAATCGGGTAGACCTGAATCAGGTCGGCGCTGAGGACGTTGTACTCGGTGAGAAGCCGGCGCGCGAGATCCGTCCGGATCATGAACTCCCGCGGGTCCTTGGAGTGCGGGATCACCAGTACGTTTTCCTGCCACGTGTGGAAGTGCTCAGCCACGCGAATCCGGTCCTGGCTGTTCGGGTACACCAGCTTGCCGCCTGGAGGAACCCGCCAGTAGTCCCGCATGGCGCCGCCCGGGACGGAATGCACCCAATGCAGGTGCGGGAAGGGGAAGAACGGCGTAGCGTCCTGCAAGCCGATGTTCAGCGGCAGGTTCCAGCCGGTGAACAGAATATCGTGCGAGAACAGCGCATCGAGATCGCCGAGATTGCCGGCCATCCATCGGGAGGCCTTCTTGGCTACCTCGATGTCGTCCGGCGTGATGTCGCACAGGCTCATGTAGTCCGTCTTTTTCCAAACCGGCAGCCCGGCGCGAATTTCCACCCAATCGGGGGCATCGGGCCAATTGAAGTCCTCCAGTCCGATCAGGACCGGAGTGTGACCGGCGTGGTGAATCATCCGCAGCTGCCCCATCACCACAGCCGTCACGCTGTAGTGGTCGAGCATCGCGGAAAAAGCTGTAAGCAAGCCTATTCTCATAACTCTCCAATGTTCGTGAAGTGGACAGCGCCCCGCGATAGAAGCGCTGTCCACCGGAGGTTAGCAGGTTTTCGGCTTCTTACGGCAACACTTCAGCATCGGCAGGGGGCCGGACGATTTTGCGGCGCACCGTGGTCGGGATGCTTTTGACATAAGGCCCAACCAGGGCGGCCAGGATTTGGGTATTGACGTTGTCCTCGCCGAGCGCCACGGCCAGCTTGCCGTAGTCGATCTGCCAGGGCTCTTTCTCCGGATCGGCGCCGCCCACGATGACGGCATCGGGGTACCGCTCGAAAACTTCCTGCGCGATGAGGCCGATCTGCACCGTCTTGGCGGGGTCGGCTTTGAAGTAGAACGCGTACACGTTCAGGCCGAACACCTGCGCGATCTTGCTCAGAATTTCTTTCAGGCGGGCGTCGGACGAAGTGGTCGAAGTGGTCGTGGTCGACGTGGTCGTGGTGGACGTAGTCGTGGTGGTCGACGTCGTGGACGTAGTCGTGGTGCTTGAACTGGTCGTCGAAGTCAGGCCGGTGAACGTGGCGACGAACTGAATCATGTTCCCGGTCGTCTGCACGTAGTTGGCGACGAGTTTCTTGCAGATCGCGGGCAGCAGCAAGGCGGGCTGTGCGTACGCCATCTCCAGCAAGTCCCGGAGCCGGTGAATGCTGTAGTAAGTGGTGCCCCCGATCGTGCAGGTGATCTGCACCTGGTCGTAACCCACCTGCGTATAGATCGTGGCCTTGTTGCCGAACACGCAAGCGACTGCCGTGAGGGACCGTGGCACGGCGATATTGACCGTACGGCTCGCGATCAAGTTGTTGACCATCTGATCGGCCGCGGCCCAATTGTCCAGGAAGGCCTGCGCCACAGCGGTTGGATTCAGTTCGGCGGGACTGAAAGGCTTGTCCCACCGCATCAAGTGAGCGGTTCCATCGATCGTCCCGGTGATGAGATGCGATCCATCGGCATCGAAAGGAACAATCTGCGTAACGATAACTGTCGACATCTTCTCTGCTACCTCCTCAGTGCGAAATGATGGTGGGAATCAAAATGTGCGGATCTGCCGTCCCGCCGGCGTACAGATTCAAATTGCCCGGATTGGAACTGACGCCGGTTTGCACCAGCTGAACCAAGACGGCCACGCGCGAAGCCGATGAGGCCATGGTGTACACGTTCCCCATGGCGTAAATCCATATCCGCTTCGGTTTCCACAGTCGGAATATCGGCACTTGGTTCCGTGGTGCCGATCGTGGCTATGAAGGCTCCCGAGCTGTCCACTTCCTGAAACACGCACTGCACGGCGGAGCTACCCGTCTTAGTGGTGCGCGCAACGTGGATGTGACAGTCGAGAAGGCCTGCCGGAATAAAAGCGATGCCGGGAACCCCGCTACTTGTGACCCATGTCTGGAGGGTCGTAGTCTTCGTCCCGGTGGTCATGGTATACGTCGACGTGTTCTTGGGATTGTACGGGGTGGCCAATGCCGGCGAAGCTCCGGACACATCCGAAATGGGGACGTTCAAAACGGTCGCGATCACGATCGTGCCCGAGCAGGCCGTTGCCGTTCCCCGGGTGAGCGTGGCGGAGGTCGGCGCGCTGGTGAACAGCATCCCGCCAGCCGTAATCACCAAAGCGGTGCCCCCCGCGATCGCGTTCGGGCCCGTGAGCGCGACCGTGGCTGTGGCGCCGGACCCTCCACCGTTGGTTATGGTAACGATGCACGTAGCGCCAACACTACCTGTGAAGGAGCCACCGCTGGTGTACGTGCCGGAGGCCACGACGGAATTCTGCAAGTAATACAGCAAGTTGCCCGCAGTGGAGATCGGGCCGATCAGGCGCCAGTCCGTGGCTATATCGCATCTGTTCGTGTTCTTGCAGGCGAAGATGGTTCCATCCGCGCCCTGGCACTGCTGGCGGTAGTGGCCGGTCGTATTTCCCGGCATGCCGATGCAGTCTTTCACCGGCCATAGGGTTGCCGGTTTGGGCTGCGCGAACGCGGCGGCCGCGCAGATAACGAGCGAAAAAAGGAGCTTATTCATACGCGTAGATGACCGGCTGTGCGCCGGCTCCCTGGATGTAGCAGATCTGCTCACCAGGTCCCAAACCGGCGAGCTGCTCGTTCAACTGGATCTCGAATTCTCCTCCATCCGCAGCCGCCGTCACGTAGCTGTTGACCGCGTTGGCGTCGTCCGGATCCGTGCAAACCGAGATGTCGTTGTTGGGGTCTACGTTCTGGATCACGATACGGTGGCATTTGAACATGCCGGCAGGAGCCGTGACGGGTGCCCATTCGCCGGCCGACATGCCAGAGAACGTGGTGATAGAAAACCTGCGCGGGTTGATCTGTGCCATCGTCTACCTCGTCTCGTAATCGACCCGGGTCCGCTCCTGGCCCGACCTGGTCATGTTGCCATGGCCTTCGGTTTCGGGCGGTTGGACGAACCGTTTGCGAGGGCTCCCCAATCGAGATCCTGGAGGAACCCGGGCGTTGCCGGGCGGTGTCGAAAATCCCCGCCCGGTGTTGCTGCTGTCTTCGAGCCCCGAAGATCCGGGGCGGGCTTTCTGAGCCATGACTCCTCCTAGAAGTTGCCGGCGTAGCCTGCGAGTTCGCCGTACAGGACCTGCTTGGCCAGCAGGGCGAGCTGCTGCGCCACGCGCTGAGTGAAGGGCGGGTTCGTCACCAGGGACCAGTCGATGAAGTCCTGCGTCGACATGGTGATCGTGAACGTGTTGCTGTAAACGGTGGCGGTGATCGACACCTGGCCGTATCCGGAATTGGAAACCGGCGTGGCGCCGAACGACACGGTGGGCAAATCCGGCAGATCGCCAACCTTGATGGACTGGCTCGCCAGCTCTGCGACCGCCGCCGCGTACAGGCCGTACTCGGTGTTGACGGCCGCAGCCAGGGTGGCTGGCGGGTACGAGACGGGGTCGAGGACCACGTTATCCTTGGCGAACAGATACGCGTGTCCGCCGACTGTGGCGTTGACCAAGAGCCTGTTCAGGGTCTGGTCCACGCTGAAGCTGTTAATCGCGACTCCCAAAGACATGCTGCGTTCTCCTTTACGTTGAAACTTTGTGCGCGGCCGCGCGCCTGCTTTGGAACTCGCTGCCGCGATATTCGCCTGCCGGTTGACTCGGGGACACCTCGTTTGCCGGCTTCTTCGTGGTCGGCGCCATGGTGCCGCCCGTTTCGTTGTTGCCTGTCTGGCCTCGACCGGCGTGTCCACCGGCCTTTTGCTTCCCGGTCAGTTCCGTGCTGTCCTGGCCGCTTTTCTTGCGCATCGCCTTTTTCAAATTGACCTCCCGAAACCCGCGTGTCCGCCGGCCAGGCCGTGCGACCCGAGAATGCAGGCGTCCTGGTTGGACTTGCCTTCTTCCGACAGCCCGATCGCGATCGCCTGCGCCGCACTGGTGACCTTTTTGCCGCTCGAAGAGTACATGGTACCCTTCTTGCGCCGGTGCATCGCCGCCGCCACGTGCTGGCCGGCCGCTTTATAAGCTCTGGTCTTCTTGTCGTAAGCAGGCATCGTTACACCTCACCTAACGATAGAACGGCAAATCCCTCTCGGATGCAAGTCCGCGCGATCGCTGACGGCGATTCCGGCCTTCCTGCATAAAAAAGTTGTCGCTCTCCGTAATCTCCGTGTTCTCTTCGGAGACGTAATCACAGGCCAAGCAGCCGAGCATCAGGCTGGAGCAGTAGTCCTTATACGGGGTTTCTTCTCCAGCTTCCACGGTCAGGAATGCACCGCGGTATACCTTCTGCAGATTGGTCATCTGCTGAACGAAATTCCGCTGCTTCTGCCCCTTGCGGGCTCTTTCGGAATTGGGGTACTCGAATCGCTCGTTCTGCAAGTCCTGTAACAGGCGTGTGTAACCGTCGTGATTGGTCTGCGGGTCCGCTATGAACCTGATCAGTTCCAGCTCGCCCGATTCTAACTGCGCGCGGAAGTAATTTGCCAGCATGTCCGCCATCGCAGCACCGACGCCAGTGGCGTCGATCATGATCCGTTTCAGTGCCCGGTAGTTGGCGAGGAAGTCCCGGACCTGGCTGAACTGCGCGACGTAATCGTCGCCTCGAATATCCAGCCAATTCAAAACTCGCTTGTGACACCGGAAGTCTCCTTCGCCTACGAAACCTCCTTTAGTGTAGTCGGGATGCACCACCGTTACAATCGTGGAACTTTCGGACTTCCCGACGTCGATGCCCACATAGACCACGTTCACCGGGTCGTACGTGGTCGGGGAGTAGTTCTTGCCCATCAGGTCGAACAGGGTCGGCTCGACGAACATTCCCCTTTCGAGAATCCAATGGAGCCGGTACGACATCCGGAACTCGTCGGAGTCGTAGCCCAACTCGGCCATCTTCTTCTGAACGTGGACACGGTACCAGCGGTTGTACTTCGCGGCCACCTCGTAGTCGTACTGGAAGTGCAGCCGCAGAATGGTGTTCTTCTGCTTGGCATCCAGGCGGGCGTTCGCCTGGCACTTGTCGTAGAAGGCGCTGCGCACCATGTTGCAGGTGCCGATCTGCACGAAGCTGGCGGCCGTCGACGCGGCCATGGGGATGATCGACTTGCGCCAGACGAAGGCGTGGATGTCCTGCGCTTCCTCGCCGATGATCAGGTGCCAGCTAGCACCCTCGATCTTGGCCTGGAGAGCGGACGAGTGGCATTTGGCGTAGGACCCGTTGGGCAGCGCGGCGCGCGCGGAGTCCTTCTTGTCGTCCAGCTCGATCCCGATCTCCTCGTCCGCCATGATCTCCCGGGCGTGGTCAGAGTGCAGGTAATACAGGATCTTGTCGAACAGCAGGCCGGACTGCTCATGCGACGGCGCATAGATGCCCACCCAAAAGCCGCGCTTGAATTTCTGAATGCGCGGGTCCTCGAACACGGGCGGCGACTCTTCTTTGTCCGGATCGGTATGTAGGTTCGCCAATAGTGGCAGCATCACCATCATGCCGTTGACAATCACCGCAACGATCGTCGATTTTCCCGACTGGCGGGAAAACAGGCCGGTGATGTCCTCCGAGTCGGAAAGCAGGACGGAAAGGATCACGCGCTGGCCGAACTCCCGCTGGTACGGGTGAGCCTCGACGTCGGCGAGCTGTTCAGAGAATGCGAGGATCGCCCGCGAGAGCTTCACCATCTGCGATCGCGTCAGACGCCGGATGCGCCGCGAACTGCCGATATCTTCGCCGGCGAGGGCATCCGCAACCTGTTCGTGGATCTGCTCGTCTGCTTCGAACCCGGGCGGATGATCCTCGGCGATTTTCATTGAACGGGCGTCCAGGCGTTGCCATGCAGGCGATAGGTCCAGCAGGGGTGCGAGAAGAAGCCCCACTTACCAAGCCGTCTATCGCAGATCTGGAGCCACAGATCCCAATCCTCGTATGGCACGGAGATCCGGAAGCCCCCAACAGCATCGAACAGATCCCGGCGCATCAGGACGGTGACCGGGATGTAATTGGCGGACCTCAGCCTAGCCTCGTCGAATCTGCCGATGGGCGGTCGCCAGGGTGCGCCGGGTGGATAGCGGCAGGGCGCATAGATGATGTTCGCGCCGACGTTCGATTCCGGCATCAGCCACTCGATGTACTGTGGATCCAACAGATCGTCGTCGTCCAGGAACACCAACCATTCCGCAGTGGAGTGCTCTCTCACCAGCCTGTTACGCAGGAACCCGGGCCCGATGCCTTCCGTGTCCATGCCAATAATGTGGCGAACGTGCGGATAGGTCTGCCGGCGTACCGATTCCTCACATTGCGCTCTCAGTTGCTCCCGGCTGGCGATTGAGGGCGTGATTACGTCTACTTGTGCCATACTGGACTCAACTCACTTTCGATTGGTACAGAGGGCGCTCTGCTGTGCGGACTTCAGGGCGCCTTCCTTTTGATTCCGCTTACTCGTCCTCTTCCTCTTCTTCCCCTTCTCCATCGTCGCCTTCCTCTTCTTCGCCTTCCTCGGCGGCGGCCTGGAGCTTGGGTTGCGGTTCGAATTCAGTTCCGAATTCGTTGGGACCTGCGGCGCTGTTCGCGCCCTGGTCGTAATCCTGATAGTCGGCCGCGGATTCTGTTCCGCCTCGTCCTGGCATAAAACCTCCTCAACACCGAAATTGATTCGCCCGGCGCTCCGTCAAAATGGCGAAGCCTGTCTCGTACTTCTCTTTGGCGTTCTGATGCTGGTATACCGCATCCCACCCCTGCCTGTCCTGTCTGAAGGTCGGGTGGCGGTGCGGAAACACCAGGTGCTTGGCGTCGAGAACGATTCCATCGTGTTGCGCGTGCTCGCTGAAATCGTCGTCGGAGAACACCCCGTCGTAGAGCGGATACAGGGCATAACCTAGCTCCAGATACCGGGGCCGGGACAGGATCGGCATGACCATCAGGCCGCGCTCGTCCGCCTTGGTCCCGCTCGATACTTGGATCACGAACTGCTCGTACTTCTTCTTGTCCTCCCGCGGGCGGCCGGCGAGCACCTGCAGAAGATCGTCATCCCACCGCGGCGGCGGAAAGATATCGTCGGCATTCAGGATCAGGACGTAGCCCGTGGAGGACGCAGCAGCTTCGGCGGCGCCGTCCACCATGCATTTCCGGCCGCGATTCCAGACGGTCTTCCAGGTGCCTTCGAACCCGTCGACGGGACACCCGGGCAATTCGGTGAATCCCCACCGGTCGTCTACGCAGAGAACGTATTCGAGCGTGACAGGGCTCTCGGCGGCGCCGATCCACGCCTTGCAGGCCTCCTGCCAGCCGTGAGGGCGCGCGGTGGTATGGCAAATCGAAAAGGACGGCATCAGCATGTTTTGACCACCCACAATTCATCCACTTCTAAAACTTCTCCGTTGTCCGGGAACACGTCCCGGTTCAGTTCCATGTAAAACTGAAAGCCGGCGGAGCGCAGCAGTCCTCGAATCTCCTCCGGATCCGACTGGCCTCTGTAATGGGGGGCCTCGATAATCTCCACCATCACACGATCGGTATCCTTCAGAACTTCGACGGCGCCGCGAAGTACTCGAGATTCGTACCCCTGCACGTCGATCTTCAGCAGATCCACGTGTCTGATCTCGTAGAGCTCCGCCAGGTCATCCAACTTCAGCACCGGAACGTATTCCTGCTGTGCCTCTTCCGCGGCCTGCATGTTGTGGCCGAGACGTAGCCCAACTTCCTCGTTGCAGGGCAGCAAAGACGAAGACGGATGAAACACGACGCGGTGCGTTTTGGCGGTGTCCGTTCTATCGCCGCAGGCGCAGTGCACCACGAAGCGGCCCATCTCGGGATCGTGAAACAGTTTGTCGCCTTGCAGGGCAGCGGCGAGATCCCCAAGCATTTCCACGCACAGGGACCTGGTGGGAGACATGGCAGTCTGCGCGCACCTGTAGAACTCGCCGAGGTTCGCGCCCACGTCGATCAGGACCCCTCGGTCGGGCAACCCGATCCGCGCGATTTGCGATTCGAAAGACCCACGGAACCCTCCTAAAGTTTGATTCCCCACCGTTCTGCGTAGCGATCGCGGTTCTCGGCGAAGTAGCGATCGCGCTCCGGATGCGAAGAAGCGCCACCCCAATGCGAGACCCACGTGCCCCGCCAGCCGGCGATGCGCAGGCCTGCCTTCTCCATGCGGCGCCACAGATCGGTGTCCTCCCAATAGCACATCTCGAAAGCTTCGTCGTAGCCTCCCACGGCGCGCAGCGCGCGAATACGGGCGACGTAGAACGCACCGAAGCGCCAGTCCCCTCCCATCACCTGCTGGTCTTTGCCGAGACCGTACACCATGCAGTTTTCGAAGTGTTCCGGCATTCCGACGTCGAGATTGTGAACCTGCATGGCGTGAATCAGGAGCGAGACGGAATCCTCCAACAATTCGGCGTCCGTATTCATCTGGCAGAAGTAGGAGCCTGTGGCTAGCTTCAGCGCGCGGTTGACGGCCGGCCCGAAGCCGGTATTGCGGGGTAGCGTCAGCACGATGTAGTGCGGCCACTCAGTGCCTCCGCCGATCCGTTCGAGGAGGTCCTCATTGTCCTTGAGGACGTCGCCGCATGGGGAACAATTGTCCACCAGGATTATCTCGTACGGAGTCCTGACGTAGTTGACGATGGACGCGATCGCGCGGCGGCAGAGCACCCGGGCGGTCTCGTCTTTGTTCCAGACGGGCAGAGCTATAGTAACCTGCGGCGTTGACTCATCCATGTGGTCTTTCTCCGCCGTTACTTCTTGGTGGCTTCTTCCAGGACCTTCGCGCGGTGCTGGAACTTCCGCACCTTCGACACGTCGGCCGGCGCGATCGTGATGTTCGCCTTCAGCGTGGTCGTGTACTTCTTGGGCGCACCCACCGTTGCGGCCGTTGCCGCGGGCGGAATGACGCCGATGCTCTTCAGGAAAGCGACGATGGCGGGCTCGATCTTCAGCAGGGCGTTTGCGATCACCTGCGGCAAGCCGGCCGGTAGGACGGGTAGAACCACGTTCACCCACAGGGTTGCGATCTGCGAGGCGATCGCCGGCGTGACAACCCCGTCTGCCGGAATCAGGGCAGAGGTTTGATCGATGGCTGTCGAGACAGCGTTCAGGTAGTTGTTGATCAGGCCCGTCAATACCGGCCCGATACCGGGAAACAGGGGCGCTGCAACGGCGAACGCTTCCTCCGCCAGCGAGAGTACCAGCTCCAGGTTCGAAAGAACGGTCTGAACGCCACAGCCTGTCAGCAGCAGCGCGCTACCTCCCGTCAAAGATACCGTGGACGCCTTCAGAATCGAACGGCGCGTTACCTTCATGTTGTTCTCCTTCAAGGGCTACAGATCGATGCCGTGGCGAGCGCCCAAGTACTCGCGCGCGGCGGGTTCGAACATTTCCTTGCCATTGACCTTGACCTTGCGGTCTTCGGGGGGAGTCGGTACGACCTCCTTGCCCTCACGGGCGGCAGCGTGCTCTGCGGCGCGCGTCAGGTGATGCACCGTCACGGTATCGCCTCCCGGCGCCCGGTACGTGTGCAGATGCGGATTGTGCGACTTCCATTCATCCGGTGAATCGGGAAACTTACGCTGAAACTTGCCGTGCTCCGGATGTTGCCCTTCGATGGCTGCCTGCTGGCGCGCCGCCTCCACTACTCTGTGGCTGGTGGTGCGCTGCCCTGCGTTGTGCTCATTATCGAGAAGCGGATGGCCGTGTTGCATATTCTCTCCTGCCTTATGGTACCTTCAGGCGCCTCAGGAGTTTGATCGCCACATCGACGGCGCCCTCGCCCTCCCCGATTTCATCCGGGAACTGCGCCAGGATGAAGTCGGCCAATTCTTTCACCTGCGCGTTGGCTTTACCGCCAAACAGGGACTCCCAATCAACTTCGTGATCCATCGGCCGCGGCCTGCCGGCGGCGTCCTTCACGACGTCGGTGCTGGTCTCGATGTGGAAGATGACCCGGCCCGTGCGTGCGTCGGCGTGCACTTCGCGGAGCAGGGGAGAGACGAACTCCTCCGGAGCGTTCCTCTGAACGTGATTCACGACGTGGTGCGTCGGCATAACCACGCGACGCATTTGCTTACTGGCTTTGTCCATACGCCCGAATGATATACCAAAATAACAATTTTGTGCTAGCTTTAGCTCATGCCAGAAGAAGCCGGTACGGGCTGGAAAAACGTCCGCATACCGGAAAACGTATGGGAAGCGGCAAAGATCCGGTCCGCGCAGGACCGGGCGACCCCCACTATCCAGGAGGTCGTGGAAGCTGCTTTGCGCGCTTACCTCCAACTACCGAAACCTGAAACCAAGGCAGGTGAACTCCATGATTGAATTCAAGGACCGCAGACACCGCGACATCCATCAGCCGTGGGCTGAGTGGTCTGAAGAACAAACGCTCCACCTCATCATTCCCTACATGAATCCGTGGCGTTGGCGGACTCGTCGGGAATTGACCAACGAGGCCATCCTGCATTTCCGCGATGCGCCTAACATCCGGCTTCACGTGGTCGAAATCGCCTTTGGCGACCGCCCCTTCGAAGTCACCGTTCCGGAAGACATCGATTCTCTCCAGCTGCGTACTCAGGACGAGATATGGCACAAAGAGAACGCGATCAATCTCATGATCGCCCGGCTGCCGCCCGACTGGAAGTACGCGGGCTACGTCGACGGCGACATGCATTTCACCCGCTACAATTGGGGCCTGGAGTCGATCCACCTGCTCCAGCACTACGACTTCATCCAGCTGTTTAATTCCTTCACGGACCTGACGGCGCCGACCGCCACCAGTTGGATGGGACACCGGCCCTACCGCCACAGCTCCTCGTTCGCCTGGAACTTCACGCATCCCAAAGAATTTCTGGAATCCCGCAAGCGTCAAATCGCGGAAGCACAGAAAGGCAACAAGGTATCGACGGCCACCTACTATTACCCGCCGAAAGCCTATAAGCCGGGCGAGGAGCCGAAAGTGTTTCCGTTCGGATTCTGGCCCGGTGCTCCCGGGGGCGCGTGGGCCTGGCGCCGGTCCGGATTCCAGGTCATCAACCAGCTGCTCGACACCTGTATCCTCGGCAGCGGAGACTACCACATGGCTGTGGGCCTGGCCGGCCTCCCGGACGTCCACCAGGAAATGCAGCTCGAGATCCCCGGCTATTGCTGCGCGATCACCGAATGGCGGAAGCACGCCGCCAGGCTGAACGGCAATATCGGCTGCCTCGACAACTACGCCATTCACTTCTGGCACGGCAACAAGGTGCACCGCGGGTATGGCGAGCGGCCGGCCATCCTGCGCGATCACTCGTTCGACCCCTACGCGGACATCAAGAAAGACTGGCAGGGTTTGTGGCAGTGGGCGGGCAACAAACCGGGATTGCGCGTCGACACGCGGCGCTTCTTCCTGTCTCGCAACGAAGACGACGTACAACTGATCGACGCCAAATTTCCGCTCGTGTAAAAGAGGAACCAATGAATCTGACGATCTCGCAAGTGCAAACGATGGTGGCCGAGCTCGAAGCGTCCATCACCCAACAGCTACAGCAGTTCAAGGACGCGACCGGATTGCAGGTGCATTCGGTTCCGGTCGTAGACGAATCGGGCGGTACAACCGTGGTGGCACGCGTCAAAGTGCTCATCCCGGAGACCCTGCCCAAAGGAGGCAAGTAACCTGACATGATTCATCCTGTTCCGGGCCGTGCTCTCGGTAAGCACCCGCCCGTCATCGACCCCCGAACGTTCCAGCTTCGAAAGTACCTGAAGCTGTCGTTCCTTCCCGCGGCGGTGTCTGTCGATTGGACAAAGGCTTCTGACGTCTGGCCCATGCTGCTCAACGACAAGTTGGGCGATTGCGTGGTAGCCGGCGCCCTTCACCTGATTCAGTTCTGGTCTGCCATGACCGGAAACCCGATCACACCCGTCGACGGCGACGCCGAGAAGATCTACGAGATTTTCGGCTACAATCCGCAGGACCCGCAAGACACGGACAACGGCATCGCGATGCTGCCGTTCCTGAAATACTGGCGCAAGACCGGTCTGCCTGTGGGGGGCAAGCTGCACAAAATCACCGGCTTTGCGCAGGTGAACACCACCAGCGTAGCGGAAGTCTCGCAGACCATCGACCTGTTCGGCGGGCTCTATTTGGGGGCGAACCTGCCCAACACCGCGCAGGACGGAACCGTGTGGAGCGTGCCGAACGGCCTCACGGGCGACGGCGCGCCGGGATCTTGGGGTGGACATTGCATTCCGGTGCTGGCGGACCGGCTCAACGCCAAATACCCTCTCGGCCTCAAGCAGATCACATGGGGGCAGGTCTACGAAATGACGTGGTACTTCCTCCAGATGTACGGAGACGAAGGCTACGCCGTATTCGCGCCGGAATGGATCAACGCGTACACCGGCCTGTCTCCTTCCAACTTCGACGGTCAGCAATTACTCGCCGACCTGGCCGCACTTTAGACAAAAAAAGGGACCGGATCCAAGTCGCCTCAGATCCGGTCCCTTTTCGCTCTTCGCCCGACAACCTATCTTCGATTCAACTTCTTCAGCAAACGCCTGGCCCCATTATCCTCTTTTCGCGGGATCTCCACCACCGGCGCCAGCGGCTTGGGTTCCGGAAGTGCCTCGTAGTGGACCCTCATGGCTTTCCAGTCGTAGGCGAACTCCTTGCCGCAGTCCAGGCAGGTGACGTACGTACCGCTGCGCGCGGCGGTCTTCGGCCCTCTGCGAGCCGGTGTCAGCGGAAACGTGGTGCGTTGATGGCTGCAACCGAACAACGCGTCGATCAGTCGTTGCATCATTGCGATAGTCCTCTCTGGTAGGGCTCGATCCACACGCGGCGGCCGAGGCGTCCTTCCATCTTCGGCTTGTGGTGTCCGCGGACCCAATGGTACCGCGGCGAAGCGTGCTTTCCTCCCAAGGCCCGCTTCAGGTGATAATCCTTCCCGATGATATTCGGACTCCAGAACTGCTTCCGATTACCCGGATACTTCTTGTCCTTCACCTCCTTGATGACTCTCGCCGGCGTCAGGAGCGCGGGGCGCGCGTCCAGGGCGAGAAACGTTCCGAACAGAATCACGCCGATCTTTTCAAGGAAGGCGTGATCGATCTCCTCCAGGCTGGAATCGGTGATCAGGTTCGTTTTCTGAATCTCCGGCCACACTCCTCCCTGCGCCAGGCAAAACATGTTCTCATACTGGATCTTGGTCGAATAGGCTTCGTTCCAGTTGCTGTCGTACCACAATCCGTTTTCCGGGCATAGGGCGCACATCGAAAACGCGCTGTGCCGCAAGCCTAGCTCCTGCCACGCATTCGGGAACAGCGGCGGATACACGCCCTGTTTCTTGCGGCCGTACCAGATGCACACGCACCCGCCGTCCTTAGGGTGCTCGACGGCGCCGTTCGGCAGCATGAAGATCGCTGACTCGAACGGTAGGTCCATCGTATTCCAGTCGAGCTCTTCCTTGAAATCGGTCATCATCACCGCTTTCAAAAAATCCGGCGCGATGAAGAACATGGGAATCCGTTGCTCCACCAGACGCTTGAACGAAGGCAGCATCAACTGGTGCGCCGTGGGCTGCTCCAGCGCATCTCCGGAAGTGATCACTTCTATGACAATGTTCGCAAGCCACGCCGCGATGTACTTCGGCGGATAATACCCGCCGATATTTTCGTACACCCGCGGATAGAACATCTTCATGAGGACGGGGTAGCTGTCTTCGTACAGTTCCGTCATGACCTGCTCGATCGACTTATCGATTCCCTTCTCGCGTAGCTTGGCTTTCAGGTTCTGAAAGCGGCCTATAGCCGGCGGATCTGTCGTTTCCATCAGACCTCCCTCTCGGCTATCATCGCCATCGCGGGGGTGCCTTTGTCGCTGCCTTTGCACCTGCGGATGATGAAATTCCGCAGTTCGTTGATGTCCCGGGCCTTCCCATACACTTCGATGGGCGGCTCCTTTTTCTTCTGGTTGTGCCAGATCGTGAGCTTTGCCGTGATCGGATGCGCTGCCATGTTTCACTTTTCCTTTCTCATCCGGGCCGTCTCCGCTTCGATGCGTTTGCGTTCCCTGCGCACGCGGAGCGTTTCCCGCACTATCAAAAAATTGAAAACGATTAGTGCCACCAGTTCCCCAAACAGCGATATCACCTTTAGCGGGCTTCCGCCCCAATTGATCGTCATGTTCACCTTCCATGGAACGGACAATTCATGTCGCGATCCTGTTCCATAACTTGGTCCTTGCCGTCCTGGACCATCCGCTCCGGCGGACAGATGCACGTCGCCATTTTCAGCTTCTTGGCGAGATTGTGCCCCACGTAATTCTCGTTGAGCGGATCGAACGCCGTGAGTAGGATGCGGATCGCGCGCCGGCGCCCGAGTTTCCGCACCAGCCTTTTGATAGCATCGTCCAGCGTCTTTATCCGGATGATGTAGCCCTTCGCATCGCAGGTCGGGCAGGTGTTCCACTGCCCGCCGCACATGGGGCACGTTTCTCGAATCGTGACTCGTTTTGCCATCACCACTCCTGCCAGGGCGCCGGCCGGTCCAGCGAAACGATGTAGCCGTTCGGCACTTTTGGGTCCGGTATCGTGTGCGCGAACCAGAACGATTTGAGTTTCCCGCGGAGCGTGCGCTTCAACTCCGCGGTGTATAGAAACATGCCCTGGACGGAGCGGTCCTGGTTGTAAACCAGGACCTCCGCCTCGCCCACGGGCGCGTTGGTCACGATCGTAATCTGCACCTTGACCACGATGCTTTTCCGGATGACCCTCTTATGCTTTGCCATGGGTCTTCTCCCAAGGGCCAATCCCGAGGCACATCACCATCCCGGTTCCAGCCAGGCGCGCCGCGTCTTCGCCGGTTTTGCCGCACAGTTCCGGCGTGATCACTTCCCACAGCCCCACCAGCTTCCCGAGTCCGAGAAGCATGAGCGCCGCTTCCTGCGAGCCGAGAGTCGCGCCCAACCATATGTAATCGGCGCCGAAGCGCAGCTGGTTGATCACTTCCGGAACCTGCGCCAGCAACGCCCACAGTTCGTCCGCCGTGGGATCGTTCTGCGCCGAGACCCAAAAGAAGTGCAGGTCCACGGAATGCGCGGGGGCCGCGCGGTCCGGCCCTTTGTCCACGCATTTGCCGCACTGGCATTCGCCGCGCGCGGTGTGCTCGAAGATGTAATCCGTCAGTTCCTTCATACCGGCACCACCTCGTTGCGGTGGATCAGCAGGTGGCAGATCGGCACATCGATGTGGCCCGATCGCACCGTCCTGTGAGGAACCTCTACCACGCCCTGGTCGACCAGCCAGTCGAGAATCTGTTCGTTCTCGCTCCAGTTCTTGATGGCCACCTCGTCGGAATCCAGTTTGTCGTCCGGCAGGTTCACCGTGCACACCGCGAAGGGCTCGCCCAACGCCCCGTCCGTCTGCAGGGTGATCAGTTGCAGCGCCACGCGCTCCCGGCGCGGAAGGTACGAACTGAACGCCAGCACCACGTCGGTTCCGTGGAAATTCCGGATCAGCCGCCCGGTCTTGGTGTACCGGCACATCGGGCAGCGGACCTTGCCCGTCACATGCGTGCACTCTACGTGCTTCTTTTCGCTCATCGTCAAATTCTCCTCTTCAGCAAATTCATCGTATGGACTACTCGCTCCCTGGTCATGATCGCGCCCCCGTCGAGCAACAGCGGCCGCGCGACCTGATACTCCTCGTACACCAGGTAAAAATCCTCCAGCCATCCGAGTTGCATGTCGGTCCAGTCGCCAATTGCGCCGAACTCCGACCTTTTCACGCAACCGAAGGCGCGCCCTGCCACGAACCAGTCGAACTCCTCTTCGAGCACGTACGGCTCCTGGTTGATCCAGAAAAACGACCGGCTGCCATAGGCGCCGTGCGCTTCCAGGATCAGATGCCGGGCCAGCTCCTGATACTCCACGGATCCGAACTTCACTCCTTTCGCTCCAACTCCTCGAACACGGATGGGTTCATCCATATCCGGCTGTTTCTTCTTCGTCTGAACAGTCATAGTCTCTTTCTAAACGGGGGAGTAGCTTTCGCCGATTCAGGGGTCTCACATTTCCGACCGGGTACTGAATTTCGGACCGGGGCCGCCAGGTCCTCATCGGGGCGAAAAAAATCCTGGCTGGAGCATGGCGTCTCCAGCCAGGTTTGGCGAAAGCCGCAGGGCTGACTAAGCTACCGCTTCATCGGCCGATGCGGAGGAAGAAACTCTACCCGCGGGTTTCGGGGCGTTTGGGATGGCCCTCTTCGAGAGCACGTCCTTGCGGGCCGCTTCGAATGCCGCGACCTCGCCGGCTGTTGGTTTGCGAACCATCGCCAGCCTGCACCCGTACTTCACGTCGACGTATTCGCCATCGTCGCCGCGGTTCATCGGAATCGTTTCCATCGGCTGGTCGCCCTCCTCCACGTCCGCGTAATAGAACGTGACCTCGAACGCCCAATTCACCGCCTTGGTGACGATCCCTATCGAAACTCCCGGCACCCAAGCCGCGCCTTCCGGCGCCTTGGGATACACGAACGCCGCCACCTGGTTCAACTTGAGCGGCGCCATGTCGGGAGAGCGCTGGCCCTGGCTCGTGCGGATGGCTTCCAACTGATCGCGTTGCTCTCGATTGGGCCTCCTCACCTGGACCTCGCGCTCGTCGCCGGCGTCGATGACCCGATCGTCGTTGTTCCCGAACTTCTTCACCTTGAGCGCGCCGGCGCGCGGCGGCTTGTTGGCGAACAGGAACTTGATCGAAGCATCCTTGCCGTCCCTGGAAACGGACACCACTTCCGCGCCATAGATCCCCGGCACGCGGCCGGGAGCCTGAGCGTATTCGACCGTAATCAGGTCGCCCGCCTTCAGACCCTTCAGCGTGATCAGCGCTGCCTGGACGTCGGGAGGCGGTGTCGTATCCGTCGCTTTGATGACCTTCTTGCCCTCGATGGCGGCCGACAGCTTCTCGGCGAGCGCACCTTGGGTTTTCTTTTTTGCCATTGTTCACTTGCGGTCCTTTCACCGCAGCAGACGGTAGCCTACGTATCGCAACCGCCTCCGGGTATCCGATCCGTCCCCCCCACGCCGGGATCTCCACTCCCGTTCCACGTGTAGTGGACCGGTGCTCTTGGGGCTCCCTGCATCGGATACCGGGACGCGGTTGCGCCGCGTCCTCCTTCAGAACAAATTGCCTTGGGTCGATTTCGGTTGTCCTCCCCACGGCCGCAACTGCGACTCCGTGGGCCTGCCTTCGTCCCGGTACCCGATCCGGGCCCGGCGCAGTTTTTCGTAGCCGATGGCTTCCGCCTCGACCCCGAACCGAACGCGGATGCACGCATCCTTTCCCAAGCGCTCCACCTGCTCGGGACTCGGGACCTGGTTGTCCAGATCCCACCAGCCGCCGAAACCATCCATCGCCAGGTGCACGTCCTCGCAGAACGCCTCGTCGTATTCGAAGCGGATCTCGAGCACGTTCTGTTCGGGAATGGTCAGGACGCGGCCGATGTACACGCCCGGGTTCTCGCAGCTGGCCGGATAAGTGACCGCCACGATATCGCCGAACGTGTAAGGACCGTCTTTCCGCAGCGGAAAGCAATCGCGCAGGCATTTGGGGCAGTAAGACTTCCCCGCGATATATTCGAGCACCCGGACGAACCAGGGTAGCCCGCACACCGAACACTGGTCCAGTGCTTCCTGAGGCGCCGCGGAATGCGGTGGCAGCTCGACGATCGGAACCTCGCCGGGCGCGTGCTTTTCGGAGGGGAGCCACAATCGCTGCCCCTTCCCCACGCCCACGCCGATTCCGTGCGCCTTGAAATGCGCCACGCACATATTCGCCCAAGGCCCCTGCCGGGTACGCCCGTCGTAACGGGCCTTCTCCTTCTTCCGCTTCTTTTCCGCAAGACAGAAGTCGCAGTCCGGCAGGGCCTTCACTGTCGTTTCATCTCCATGCATCTTCGCCATGTTTGTTCGCGCCCTTTCCGCGCGAGGCTTTCGCCGACGTCTCCCGACGTTTCGGACCGGAGCCGCCGGTCCTCTTCAGGACGATTCAATCCTTCATGCTGCTGTAAGTCAGATCATCCGGACGATCCCCAAACTTTTTCTCGCATGCCTCCAACCAGTCCAACACCTCCTGCGGATAACCCGCCGAGATTATGCCGGTGTAGCTACCGCTTTTATTCCAGCGTTGATCTTTCTGGCTTGACACTGTGTAGTATATTTGGCCGCCTCCCGCAGTTGTTCGATGGCCTTGCCGACCACCGCGATTTCCTGCTCCACCAGGACCTGCTCGATCTCCGCGGCCCGCAGTTTCCGGATCTCCGACTCGATCGACGTTCGTTTGCCGATCAACGAGCCCAAGACCAGCTTCAACTGCTCGACGGTGTCCGTGTCCTTGGGCGGATCCGGTTCGCGCACCGGCGCCCGGTCGGGCTCCACCGGCACTTTGGCAGAAGCCGGCTCCGGATGCGCCGTCTTGGAACGATGCACCTTCAATCCCCACTGGTTGCGAAATACTCGCGTGCAGCCGTTCAGGCCGCACACGATACTTTTTGCCATATCGTTTTCCGGTCCTTTCCACCGGGGCTTTCGCCGATTCCCGGACGGCGCCGGGAATTTCGACCGGGAGCCGCCCGGCCATCATCGGGACGATAACTTGTACAGGACCTGGATCGCTCCCACGGCGGGGGCTTTCTGTCCGTACAGGTGCTCCGACATCGGCCAGATCGTGGCAGCCATGAAGGCGTCCATCACGTCGATCTGCGGACGGTACTTCGAAATGATGCGCACGCCCGGGCCGTCTGCGCCCACGACCGTGCACACCAACTGCCCGGCGAAGTGGACTTCCACCACCCTCTCGCCGGGCAACTCGCTGTGCGGCAGCACTCTCAACTGTGCCTTCATCGTTACGCCTCCAGGAAATGAAACCGCGTCCCGTGACGATAACCCTTGCGATCGTACTCCCACACCCGCGACGCGCTCTTCCGGAGCTCCCGGATCACGCGCGCCGGCGCGTTCTCGACCGCCAGGCTGAATCCGCCGACGATCGCGTACGCGTTGAACCGCACGCCCATCGCCCGCAACATCATCCGCACTACTCGAAACTGTTTCTTCGCCATGTTCTTGTTCCTGACCGCGCCTTTCTACGCGGGGCTTTCGCCGACCTCACCGTCTCTCGACGGGGAGGTTTCGACTGGATGCCATCCAGCCATCATCGGGGCGAACTACGCGACCTTCGACTCTTCGGTGTGAGCCTGCGCGGGAGCGGCAGCCGCGGCGGCCGCCTTCTTCGGCTCCACCCATTTCGCGATGACGCAGTTGTCCGGCTTGCGCGCCGTCAATTCCGGACCGATCTTCCGGCCGGCCATCTTCTTGACGTGCTCGGCGACCAGCTCCGCTTCCAGCTTCCAGACCGTCCCGTCGTTATCCGCCTTGTCGTTGCAGATGACGCAGACCGGCTTGTTGGCGTCCGGATTCAATCCGACGATCGTGTACCAGTAATCGCCGAATTCGTTCATCGCGTACACGAACGACTGCCCCAACCACTCCTTGCGCAACATCGCGAAGTTGTAATCGTTGTCGTCCGCCGGCACATGACCCGCCAGCCGGTTCCAGTCGATCGCCGTGCGGTCCGCGGCCTTGCCGTTCTCCGCCGTCGCGAATTCGAATGTCACCCGCCCCAACATCTTCGTCGAGGCCCGCGCGAGTCCGTGCTGCCCGGCTTCCTTGGAAAACACCTCGTTGATCCTGTCCATCAACTCCGTGGGGAGCGCGATCTCCAAAGCCAGCCGCCCGTGCCCCGGAGCCGTCTCCGACGCCAACGTGCTGCCCTCTTCGACCGCAAGCTTCACTCCCGAAGCCAACAACTCCACTACCTGGTCCTTGATCCGCTGCTGCATCGCGCCGACCAGTTCGTAGTTGACAACCTTTGCGGCCACGGGCGCCGCGGAAGCGGTTTTCGTTTCTTTCTTTGCCATAACGTATGTGAACCCGTCCTTTCCACGGGGGCTTTCGCCGACTCCTCCGCATCCCTGCGGGGAGTTTCGGCCGGCTGCCCGCACGGCCTCATCGGGGCGATGATTTCTTTCCTGCACCCACCAGGTCCCGTTCTTCCACCAGCTCCGGAATCCCGGTGACCTTGACGATCTTGTGTCCATCGTGCGACCAGCACTCCCGCCGTTCGTCCCACCATAGGTAGGCCGACAGTCCGGGTCCCTCGGAGATGATCAGAAAATCGAACTCCGTCGAGATCGCCAGCAACTCGAATTGCAGCTTTTCGCCGCCCTCATACCAAAAAGTCGCGACGCGCCGCTTTACATCCTTGACCCTTGCCATACGCTCTCCTTTCTTAGAGCAGCTTTCGCCTACGCTCCGTGACAGGGAGCGTTTCGGCCGGCAGCCATCCGGCCTCATCAGGGCGATCTCAACCGAAGATCGTTTCGTGGATCTCGGCAATCGCGCCCGAGAGCCACAGTAAAAACAGAGTCCGTATTCTCATTTCAGTTCCTCCACCGTCCGGTCCTGCAACTGTTCCAAGTCCGTCCGATGCTCGAATTCCCGGGCGTAATCCCGCTGCTGCCTCTGCTCCGCGGCATCGTATCCGTGCCGGCTGCCGGACGTCATCGCCCACAACAGCCACGTGAACGCCACGATCGCCAACAGCTTCATCCAATTCTTCATTGCACCCTCCACTGCCCGCAAAATACCTGCTTGAGGTACGCCCGGATCTCTTCCGGAGATCGTACCCCGCTGTCGTACAAAACGCAGATCGCGAATACCGCCGCCTCGATCCGCTCGTCCGGGATGCCTTCCAAAAGATTCGCCATGCGAACCTCCTCGCAAATCCAGACAGAAAAAATGCCCGCCCCCTGATAGGGCAGGCTTCCTTCTCGTTCTGGATTTTGTGCAGGCTCTGCCGGAATGCGATCCCTGCTAGGAGGTTACGAGTCGTACGCCCCGCCTATGTTATCGAGCGCGGAACCGCATCCCGCCAGAACCTGCACAGAATCCAAAAAGAAAAGTCGGTCCCACTTCGGTTTCGCCATTCGACGCGTTCAGCCCTGATGAGGGCCAACACCTTCTGGTGTCCGCGGTCGGCGCGAGCAGAAAATTACAGCCGGCATCGAAATCCTAGGGGCAGCCCTGCCAGGATCGTTTGCCGGAGTCGCGCGCCGTTCCGAATCGCTAAAACGCCATCTGTCGAAAGGAAAGGTTTAAGATGACGTCCGTCGCCGGAAGCCGGGAGCCTTATTCGATTGTCAATGACCAACCAGAAACCTTCTTCCATCGGGGAGAGATGAGGCGTCGCAAGGTGGGAGCGGGGTCGAATTCTTTGAACCATAGATCGTTTTCGAGGGACTTGAGAGCCCAACTGCCGTACGACCTACAGCAGGCGCCGAAACGCCTCCAACCACCGCCAGGACGCCGATCCCCGAAAGAATCGGTCCCGTGTAATCCCCCGGAAGTGGGAGCCTCCGGGGGGTAGAGGGGTATGATTTAAGTATAGTATATCGTGGTGTGTTTGTAAAGGGGGCCCCGGAGAGAAATAGTTAACTTCGGATAGTAATACCCTAGTTCCGGAGGGGGCTATGGGGGCTTTGAGGTGCATCTTTATTAGCAGCCGTGAATCTCCACTCAACCAAGGTTTTCTGCCAGACCACCGAAATCACCGTGCCGTTTTTGAATCCATGCTTTCCTCCGGGGGGACTCGTTGGTACCCACATGTCCTGCCCTTACTTTGGTGGGCTTTCCGGATTAAACAGGGGGGTGATCGGAGTGGGCGGACGCCTGGAGATGCGGAGAGGAAAGTGGCGGCAACGCAACCGGTCGGGCGAGAGCGTGACGAAGCGATCCGATTTGCGGCGAAAACGGACGCGCTCGACGTGCCATCGCAACCGGAGCCGAATAGCTGAAATAGCGCTGCACGATGCTCTGCGGGCTCTCGCGGGTGCATGCTACTCCAGGGCTGGAGGGGGTAGTGTGGACTTGTGAAGGGACGAAGGAGGGGGAATTTCGTGCTTCGCAGGGGGAGCGGGGAGAGGGTGTAGGATGGTTACCCATGCTCGTAGAGTACGCTGGTACGGTAGGTAGTAGCCATGTTCAGGGAGGTATCATAAGCAGCACAGGCTCTTCGGGCGGCCGTTTTTTCAGGGGTTCCGTGAGGAAATACTACCTACTGGAGAGGCGGGGTCTTTGCGCGGGCTTTTTTTCCCTTTGCGAAGAATTCGCACGGTTCCGCAAGGGGGGTACCCCGCGGGGATGTAAGGTAGGGTTCCGGCTGGTACGGGGGGTCCGGTGCGGGGGGTAGTATATGCTGCTCTTTGGGCGGCCCGTTTTTTCAGGACTTCCGCGGAGGGCGGGGCGTATTCGCAAAGGAACCGGCGCCGGGACCTCGTCCGGACCATACGCTAGTTCGGTTTGCCGGATTCCGACAGTTTCCATGCCTGGTATTCGGCTTCCGTCTTTCCGAAGTGCCAGTGCTGGCAGTGGTCGAGGATCTCGTTCAAAGCTGCGATGATAGGCATGTGAGCTTCACCTTCGACTAGATCCGCGTCCGCATGGATGAGGTACACTCGCTCGTGGCCGCAGCCTTTATTGCTGCCGTCTTTGGGATCATCCAGGCAGGGCGCGCGGATAACCCGGACGTGATCGGAGGGCATGTTGAGTGCTTCTCGAACGTCGGCCAATTTTCATTCTCCTTCCATTGCAATTACGGCTATTCTACGAAAGAGCCAGGACGGCTAGCCCAAATGGATCAAACACCACAGTTGAGCGACGGATCGCAATCGATAGACATAGAGAAGCTTGTGGCTAATGCCGAAGCTTTTCGCCTGTTTGTCATCACCACATTCACCAGCTACGGCCTACAATTAAAGAGCATCAACGGTACGCTGG